TGCCTGCGCCATCGAACTTCCCATTCTTGAAGTCCTTGAAGCCGCTCCATAGCGGCTGTGTGCCAACGCGCAGGCACCATCCTGTTTTTGTACCAAGATCGAGTGCGAGGGTGTTCATGTTTTTGGCCGATCGTCGCCTAGGATCATTGGCCTCACATGTTCAAGTTCCATTTGCTGGCTAGTTAGGTATTCACAGACTGCAGCAGCATCTTCTTGAGTGGCTGCAAAAATTACTACTTGCAATCGTTTTTCACCATCTGAGCTAATTGGCAGACTGACGGCGCAAGCAAAGCCCTTGAAACCTCGTTTGATTACGGTTTCTCCAACTCTTTCTAGTAGAACAGGCTTCAAACGTCTCACAGCTCCCTCCTTTCGGTTATGGTCTTCTTGCTGAGCCTGTGGCTTTCATCGGCTACGGCTTTACCAATCACGGCCACACTAAGAACAGACATGATGAGCAGCCCCAGGAAAGAGAAGCCCATGAAGAACTGACCTGCGCTCATGATCAAGCCTCGATGATGAGTGACCAACGCATAGAGTAGGCCTGGATGACTTCGTAATTGTCACCCTTCCCTACAACGCGGCAGGCATCTCCGTAGAAGCACCAGAAGCCATCCGGCCACAGCAGGATGTCGTCAGTGCCAATAGGGCGGATTGGCTGCTGCTCCATGATCACTCCATCGCTTCGATGTAGCCGGCCTGGCCGCGCAGCACTTGCACGCGCTCCAGAATCGACCGCGTCTCCATCTTGAAGGAGGCAGTCTCCTGAACGAACTTCGGAGAAGAGTTTATGACCGACTGGCGTGCTTGTTCCAGATCGGCCGCGTTGGCGCGGAGATATTCCGCTGCTTCTTTGAAAGCTTGCTTGCGCACGCGCTTAATGAGCTGTGCGGGGTCTTCAGCTTTTACGACCACTTTGTCAATGTTTGATGCCATGATGTTGGTTCCTTTCAATGTTTAGGTTTGAAAACTTCATCTATAGGCCAGCCGGCTTTTTGCCGGTAGGCGATAGTTTCTCTCTTGATGCCCGTTTGAAGCGCCCAATCATTCAAGCACTTCGTTTCACCCAAGTAAGTTATCCAATGGCTTTTTCGTGCTTCGCTTTTCCGTTTCTTTGTCTCAGGGGTGTCAGGTTTTTGTGGACCTCTCAGCCTATTAGCCATGCTTATCTTGGCTCTCGTCTCATGGCTTCTAGTAATACCCGTGATGGCTTTTCGGATAGCCTCGTTATGTTCAGGCCGGTTTTTCTTTCCCATTCTTGCTGGGCTAGAAGCCAGATAGAGATTGTAAGGTGGCTGGTGCTTGGCAATGGCTTTAAGCTCAGCTTGGCATGCACTTTGAAAATCTGAATGACGCTGCGGAAGACCAAAAACGGTTGCCTTCTTAGTGCGTCTTTCAAAGCTGCTCTTCCTACCTTTTGGATTGTGGCTTCTGCCTATGTAGAGCAGCTCACCAGTAGTAGCGCACAGCAGGTAGTAGACAAAGTGCATAAGAACCTTACGGATATTTTCGAGAGTGTGGGAGGAAGTCGGTTTCGATCTTTGCCCACTCCTGGCGTACGAGCGCCCTGAGCGTAGTGCGCATATCACGGGCCTCTTCGCCTCCTTTGTTGCGAATGTTGTTGATACGCACCTTGTAGCCGTTCTTGCTGAAGCCTATGCCCTTCAGCAGCTCCTCTCGCTTCACATCGAAGAGCCACGAGACCATGGCCTGCAGATCGTCAATGCCGTAGCCGAAGAGAATGGGGTACTCGCACTCACGGAATGGCAGCCCGACCTTGTTCTTCTTCACGCGGGCCTTCACATCGACGCCCACGATGCGCTGAATGCCGTTGATCTCGCGTTTGATCTTGCCGATTTCAGCAAGCCACATGATCTGTGAGGCGTAGTAGTCCAGGGCCTTGCCCCCGCTGCGAGTCTTGGTCTCTCCGAAGGTCACCCCGAGCTTGTCGCGGAGCTGGCTCACGACCATCAAGTGCACGCGCTGCTGCGCCATGCGGTCGTTGATCATGCGGAAGAGCTTGCCGATCTGTTTGGGCTTGTTGCCACCGAAGGTGCCTTCGTCGAACCCACGTTCCATCTCGGCCGAATCGCTGAGTGCATCAAGGCTGTCGACGACGTAGAGCCCTGGGCGATCCTTCATCGAGTCCATCCAGCGGTTGAGGTCGTTGTACCAATCCTCAATGGTCGCCATCGGGTTCTTTCCGTTGAACTCGATCCGGCTGATGGGAGCGCCCAGGGCCTCGGCGTAGCGCTCGTCGAATGCATCCTCTGCCTCAGCGTAGCGCATGGCGCCGTCATGGAAGGCAAGGGCGAAGTTCGCCATGCCTTCCATTGCAAGCAGTGTCTTGCCGGCGCTCTTATCACCGACGATGTTGCTGGTGCGGCCGAGCGCGTAGCCACCGCCTAGGATCTCATCTACAAGGGCGCAGCCCGAGCTGAAGAACTCGAGATCCTTTTCGTCAGCGCCGCTTGTGAAGTAGCTGACATTCACTGGCTCTTCGTCGGAAGAAGGGGCCGAAGCCCCTTCCAACTGCACCCGACGTCGAGTTCCTGCCGGGATTTCCGGCTTTCTCAGGGTTTTGCGTGGTGCTGCCATGATGAGTTACCGATCCCTCTCTTCACGCATGCGGCGGAGCTTGGCGCGATCGTCAGAGTCATCCTTCGCCGGCTCGGTCAAGCGCGTGCGCCCGCGGCTCTCGCTCTTCTTCAGCTTCATTTCCTCGCAGATCCAATCTGCGAGATCCTCGTCGCTGTCGGCCTTGTCGGGGTTGATGTCGAGCGCCTCCTGTTCGATGAGCGCCTCCAGCTCTTCGCCGGACATCTCGTGGATCGATTCCCAGGAGAGCACCGGCTCGTCACGGCTGCTGCGTGAGCGGCTGCTGCCACGGTCATCGTCCCGATCGCGTGAGCCGCGCTCAGGCTCACGTGAAGAGCGGCCCGAGTCCCGCTCACGGCTGGAATTGCGATCATCGTCATTGTTCCGGCCACCACGCGAGCTGCTTCGGTCATCATCGCGGCCACGCCCGCTGTCCCGATCGCGGCCCGAGCCACGGTCATCGTCCTTGTGCAGCCCGCCGCCGCCGAATGCCTTTGCGATGTGCTCGTAGTCATAGTAGACGAGGATTTCAGGAATGGGATTGTCCACCACGTAGTCAATCCAGCGATCGTCACCGAGGTCGCTGCTGCGCCGGGCGATCGCCACGCCTTCGTACTTGGTGTTCTTGCCCTTTCCCGTCTTTTCGAACTCGAGGTCGTAGCCGTCCTTCGGGTCATCGATGTTGAGCGCCTCGCCCGTGCGCTTGTCAACGGAGAGCTTGTTGACGTCAGCGTCGATGGTCCATGGCATGGCCCAGAATTGCGGCCCTTCCTTTTCTGCATCGCGATCGATGATGAACACGCCACAACGGCGCTTGCTGTCGAGCTGCTTGGCATACTCCTCGTCGCCTTCCTTCTTGGCGCGCGCGTACTCCTCGCTGATGGGGTCGGCTTCGCCCTTCATCTTGTCGAGGTCGAGGAAGGATTGTCGATCGGCACCCACGCCATAGTGCACGTAGATGTCAAGCCCATAGTGCTCGGGCTTCTTCCAGCCGGCCGGCAAGATGCGCACGATGTTCACGCCATCCTTCGGAACCCAGGTCTTGATGTCTTCACGCACGAAGCGATCGAACTCCTTGCCACGCATTGCACCACGCTTCTTCATCTGATCGGCAGTGCGGCCCTGATACTGGAAGCCACTGCCACTGCCACTGCGGCTCGACGAACGCTCGCTGCGGTCATCATCGTCACGGCCGCCACGCCGGCTGCTGCGCTCTTCGCCGCCCATGTCGTCATCGCGGGAGCTGCGACGCGTGCTGCGATCGTTCTCACTGGATTCCCGGCTTCGGCGAGAGCTGCTGTCGTCGTCACGGCTGCCACGGCGTGAGCCGCGATCATTGTCCCGGTCATCACGATTTCTGCTGCGTTCCATGATTCTTAGTCCTTTCGTGTTGCTGTTTGGAAATGAAATAGGCTACGAAGACCAAACGCGCCAGCGTGTAGAAGCCAACCGCCCCACCCACTGCCGCGCCTGCGAACTCAAACACGTTCATTCGATCACCCTTCTACGAGGTCTGCCGGCTACCCGTTCAGGCGCCGGCTCTTCGTCCTTGTTCTCATCGCGACCGCTCAGCAGCCCGACTCGAGAGTTGTAAGCGGGCCGCTCTGCCCGCGCTTGTGCTTCGCCTCCTCTGTGAGCCGACCGGTCATCCCGGCCACTTGTGAATGAATCAATCGTGAAGTACTGAGCCACATAGAGCCCGCACAACTCCCGCAGCGCAAAGCCGCGGGCCTTCCAGGCATCGTAGAGACCTGACCAATCCTCGTGTTCTGCTCTCGCTGCCTGCGCTGCCTGCCAGGCCCGTTTACGCTCGGGGTCTTGCTTCACGAGCGCATCAGCGGCTTTGTCGGTCAGCTTTTCGCTGTCGTCCTTTAGCTCCCGAAACAAGCGAGCCTCGACCAGCTTCAATGCATCGTTGGCTTCCAAGGTTCGCGAGTTCAAGATAGTCAGTCGAGAGCTGATGTCATCCATGACCTGAGATTGCACCTCCAGTTCATCGTCTAATCTGTGCTTGTTTACGCGTAGCATGTTGCGATAAGAGCGGATGTCAGAGGCCACGGTGATTGTCCTTTGCTGCATAGGTCAGCTCGATTGTCACCCGGATGAACTCAAGATGGGCCGCGCTCAAATGCTCTGTGTAGCCATCCCGCAGCTCGACCAGGTCGGCCAAGGTGAGCGAGCGAATCGGGGTCCATCCGTTGTCCCAGGTCTCCAGCATCAAGCGGCAGCAATGCGGAGAAGTGTCATCGAAGCAGAGTGCGTAGTCTTTTAGTTTCGGGCTGCGCAGCCACCGGTCATTCGGCAGTGGCACTCTGCCTGATTCAACCCGGCGAATGAATCGAGTTTCCGGGCTTGCATCATCTTCCGTGGGAGTGATCATGTTTCAAGATCCTTTCTGTTCTCAACTATACGGCCGAGTTCAAATACTGAGGAGACTCTGCCGATACCATGCCCGAAGAAGCTCGTCGTCTGGCTGCCCATTTGCTGGGCTATTCGAGTAACCATGATGTCCTTGAGCAGTGGCTGCGGCATGCTTACACCTGGCCCATAGGCATAGACCGCCACGGCTCTACGAGTGCCTTCAATGGCCCGGACCTGCGCCTCCCAGTCTGGCCGATGAATCGCCTCGATCCTCATCAGCTGAGTGCAGATGGTCGATACGAACTTAGACGAGATCTTAAGCTGGATGCTCAGATCCTCAATGGTGGCCCGGCCATTCTTTAGCTCTTCGAGCACCCGGTGCGAGCGGCAGCCAGGTTTGATTTTCCTTACATCTTTGGGAACCACGGCTCACTCCTGCAGCACGAACTCACTGAACGCCAAGAGAATCGGTGCGAGCTTATCGGCTGGGTTGCACGGCCGCGTAAAAGCATGCAGCATGTCCGCTAGCCTTGCGGCCTGCTTGTTGGTCGTGGCGCCCATCAGGCAGGCGTTCAGATAGTTCACGATGGGAATGCGGACCGACTCTGCGTTGGTCTCACCCAGCGCCTTCAGACCTGCCGTCACATCGACCCACTTCATGCCGCCCTTCACGAGCCTGCGGCACATGTCGATGATCTCTTCGTTATCAAGTGGCGTCTCCAGCACGCGGGCAGACTCTTCGCGGTCGGAGATATCGTAAACCTTGCTGAGCATCTTCAACGCAGCGCGTGGCGAGCCAGCACAAGCGCGGCCGATCTGACTCAGCACTTCATCAGGCGTGTCGAATTTCTCTTCATCACAGACCCGCTCAAGCAGGTCCATGATGTCGTCGAAGCGAACCGGCTTGAGCAGGTAGTCATTGCAGCGGCTGACGATCGTATCGGGCACCTTGCCGGCTTCGGTCGTGCAGAAGAAGAAGTAGACATGAGGCGGCGGCTCTTCCACGATCTTCAGCATCGAGTTCCATGCACCTTTGCTGAGCATGTGGCACTCGTCGATGATGAATGCCTTGTTGCTCTGCTCACCGAAGCCGTGATAGCGGGCTGAGCTGAGAGCCTCGCGCATCGCATCGACGCCTGTGCTCGTGGCCGCATCGATTTCAATGATGCTGTTCGGCCCACAGTTGAATCCAGATGCGAGGATGCGTGATAGAGTTGTCTTG